CTGTCAGCTCAGATGAAGAAGATGGAGGAAGCTCAGCTTCGTTAATCGACTTCTCTACTGCCATGATAACTGCTGCATCATCAGGTTTGAGACCGGTTAGGTCGGCAACCTTTTGAGCAGACATGTCTGACGTAGCTTTTGCTCCGTTAATAAGAGCGGGTCTCAGTTGATTCTGTGCAATGGAATTTCCATTTGCAAAGCTCACTGAAATTTTCGCTACCGCAATGACAATTTGACGAGTTACCTCGTCAAGTTTATCAAGCGATACCTCGGTACTCTGACTATACAATGTCTCACCATTAATTTGGTAAACCATCTTATAGACCAGATTCTTAGACTTTGAGTCATAGTTAACCATTGGTCGGCCCTTCGGCTTTCCATGGTTGTTCTGTACTCGGTCCTTTACCGACTTCTTTCTCTCTACTTTGTTCAGCGATTTGCTTTCGGAGGATGAACTCTTCGAGGTAGTCGTCTGAATTAAAGTTAAGGGCTTCATCTCTGAAGCTTCGGGAGAAGATCCCTTTTCTTGGGAAGGTTTTTTGTGTGTTTTCGACATGCGAAACTCCTAAATAATCAGATTGGAAGCTAGGCTTTTTCTCTGAATTGTTGACGTATCCGTTTTGGTTCAGTATCGACGTGGCAGAATTACCGCGATCGACACTACCGTCTACGGAGAACAGACGGCGGTTAGTAAGGTTTTCAAGCCTTACCATTGTATCAAGAATAGCCGAGAAGCTATTGCTTGATTCCAAGTCCTCAGATACTGATTTATCAGATATCAGTGACTCAGTGGCAGGAATGTCATTTGACTCATTGAGGAATTTAACCTCTTTGTCGACCAGTTCCCACTCAGACAGGGACAGCGGAAGACTATTTCGTGAGTAATACTCCGATCTTAGTTCGGCTGCTAAGGAAACGGAACGAGGATCTACGGAAATACCGTAAAACTCCTGTAATTCCTTTCTTACTGTCAAATCTCGAATCTTCTCCAAGTTTACACTTGAGAGGAAGCGCGAGTAGCTCTGGCCTGGTATACGCCATCCCTTACCACCTAGGTGTTCAGGGAGGAATATATCCAGCGCCTGGAATTTTTGATTTGTGGTCAAAAATTTCCAACCGTTCCAGCCATAGAATGCTAATGCATCTATGATCTGTGAGCTGCCATTTAGAATCTTAACCTTCATAGAAGGGTTCACACCCTCCTTGTTGATTAATTTTCCGAGAAACTCTGCGTACTTAGACGAGATCAAGCTCTTCTGGAGATTGATTCTACGCCTAATCGCGTCATTGTTTCCTTATACCGTTCTGCTACGGTTTTGTCGCAAATGACAACGTCATCGCCAACAACCTGCCAGCAGCCAGTTCTCGTACCATTGCAATTGTAATCGATAGTATCGATTATTACCGCATGGGCTAGCGTGGCTAAATGAAAACTAGGACCATACCCTAAGGGCTGGCCTACTATCCATTTTACTTCACGTGAGAGATCTGAGGACCACCACGATCCACGAGACACTATTTCTAGTGCATCGTAATCGAATTGGTTCAAAACCCCTCTCTTAATTAGTTTTGAAGCTAAATTAAGTTGAAGGTCCACAGGAAAGCGATCCGTAAATGCTGTAGCGTCAAAACTATAGACATTTCGGCCGTCTTTCAACCAGTCGACTACCTGAGCGTGACCTGCGTCTTGATCAGTCGTCTTGATTTCGGGATACAATGAGCAGAAAGCTAAAAGCTTCTCCTTCAATGGTTCCCCGATACCCTGAATTGCCAACATTGGGTTAGCTATCCATCTGGCTTTTGCTCCTGGTGACTGCAAAATCACCACGTTTCCTAAGAGATTACTCTCTGTAGTGTAAGCGCTTGTCGATACTGACAAAGGAGTAGTGCTGAAAACTTTTGCACACTCATTCGGGTATTTAGCCCAAAAAGTGTTCCAATGCAAATTGGTTTGAAAATATTCAAGCCAATCGGCAGCTTCAGCATCTCTACGGCTACATGTTCGCACGAAGGTAATTTTGCCTTTATACGATATGTTGAACGTAGGGGATCTTTTCTCTGACCCTAGCATTTCTACTAGAGTTTTTGCATCAGATCCACACTTCTGGATTTTTAGGATATCCCGAAGTTTTGTAGAGCGAATGATAAGTTGTTCACTTATGTCACGCACTACCTCAGCCGTTGTAGTGGGAGGGGCTTCGATAGCTCTCTCCATCTTCAACTTCTGAGCTCTTGATGGTCTATCAAGCGTAATAACTTGATAAATTCTCAAGACACCTTCTACCTGTTTCAAGTTTAACCTTGAATGGGTAAGAACTCGATGAAAGAAGCCGTCTTTTAATATACGAACTCCTTCACGATTTCTCCTAGTAGCCCAACCTGAAGGAACGTTATACGCCCCTTCATTTTGAAGCTTCTCGTGATGTGATTGCTTGAGAGCTTTTAACCTCTCAACAGTCCACTCACGGCCATTATTGGTAATCCACCGTTGTAACAAGCTCGCAATGCGACTTGATTCCCTCGAATTGATTCCAATAGATCTGAGGTGTTGGCATACTCTGTCTCTAGTTTGCACTATTGACACCATGATGTCCTCCTTTTCAGGGTTAGTCAGTGAGTACTCCTATGTGATCAACATAGGATAATAACACAGGACAATACGTC